GCGGGGACGGGGGGGCGGCACTACATCGACGCGGAGCGGGCGATGTGGCCGGAGCTGGTGGCGGCGGTGGGGAAGATCCCTGCGTTGCCTGCGCGGGTGGAGCTGGAGGCGGCGGAGGCAGCGGAGGCGCGGAAGGTGGTGAGGCTTGGAGATCGGCGTGGCGATCGGCTTGGCGATCGGCTTGGGGCGCGCAAAGGGGGGGGCGTGTGAGCGCCCTACAGGTTACCTACGTGGGGGGAGGCGAGATCGAGATTAAGGGGAGACGAAGGGACTAAGGGAAAGCTGGGAAGATTCCACGTGGAACCTACAAAAGCCACCAAACAGGGGCTAATCACAGCAATCAAGCTAATACCTGGGTTTTTCCAAATCGAGCGTGTAGCGCAATAAACCCCTTCGTACCGCAGACTCACCCCCTCGTCTCCCCTCCCACCTACGCCACACACCGGAGACGACCATGCTGAAGATGCCGACCCTGCGAGAGAAGGACCTGTGCCAGAGCATCGTCAGCGTCTTCGAGACGGGGCAAGCCAGAGGGAACCCGTCCGCCGTGGCCATCCTGTCGGATGGGGCCGGGCTGTCGTACGGGGTACACCAGGCCACCGATCGATCCGACGCCCTCGATCGCATCCTCCTCCGGTACCTCGACCTGGGGGGTGACAGGGTCGCCGACGCTACCGAGGTGCTGCGCCTGGTCGAGGCCGACGCCACCACTCGGTACACCTCTCTCCGCTCCGCGCCCCCCAACGTGCAACGCGCCGCCGAGCTGCTGGCCGATCTCGGTAAAGACCCGGTGATGGTGGCCGCGCAGATCGACGTCTTCGACACGGACTACTGGAACCCGGCCGTCGCGCAGGCGCGGGAGATGGGGGTCGAGCGCCCGCTCACGATCGCGGTGCTGTACGACACCGCGATACAGAGCGGCATCGGTGGGATCGCCAACATCCGCAAGCGCTTTCCCGAGGTACCCCCCAGCCGAGGCGGCGACGAAATGCGCTGGACGGCCGCCTACGTCAAGGCCCGGCGGGCGTGGCTGGCGAGCCACTCCAACCCGCTGGTGCGTCGCACTGTTTACCGCATGGACGCCTTCCTCCAGTTGATCGGCGACAGCAATTGGTGGTTGCTGCCGCCGTTCACCGTGCGGGGTGTGACCGTCCAGTAGGAGGGGAGAATGGCCGAAGACCCCGCAGAGATCCTGAAAGCGGCGCGCATGCTCGCGGAGATCGAGCTGCGCGATCGGGTCGCTAAGGCAGCCGAGACGCAGGCGGCGGACGTCCGCAGGATCGCGGACATCCTCCAGCAGCTCGTCACGGCCTTAGCGCCGGTGCTCGAACTCGCCGGCGCTTGGCTGAAGTCTCCCGGCTGGGCAGCGCTAGCCCGCCACATCTACGACGGCATGCCGCCGTGGGCGCGCGGGCTCGCAGGCACCGCCATCGTTTTGACGATACTCGGGTTTTCGAGTACGCAGATGTTGGAGGCGCTCAAGTATGGGATCAGCTACCTCAGGGGCGATGCCCCAACCGTCCAAGCTCCAGCAGCCACGCCATGAGCTCGGAGCCGGCGGCGTCGCTGGGCTCCGCGCGATGTGCGCCCGGATCGACCCCAGGCTGATGAGACTGGCGCAGGCAACGATCGATGACCTGCGTGTGGTCGCTGAGAGTGACCAGGGGGCGGCCGGGTGGCTGACGGCCCAGGGCAAGGAGGACTGATGGGGGACACAGCCGAGAATTTCTCTACGGGCCGCCACAAAAACGTCAACCCCGCAGACGGCGACGGCGGATACACCGCCATCGTACACCGGCAGGACATCGGCCTGTACAGGCAAGCTCCCGATGTGGCCTGGACGCAGTACCGACAGGTGCTGATCGCGGCGCGGACGGGAGACGATGGCACCCTCGACAGCGCCGCCTCGACCGTCTGGGGCGACTGGTGGCAGCACGAAGTGGTGAACCGTGGCATGCGGAACACCGCGCGCTTCGCGCTGGCGAGGGTGCTACCGCTCGCCTTCCCCATCCCGTAGCACTTGCCACGCGAGGCGCAGGCGGTCGCGCCACGATCGCGGCGGGGCGGCCGGCGGCGGCGCTGACGGCGCGGGTGGCGGCGCTGGCGGAGCAGGTGGCGTACGCCGGGGCGGGGCCATCGCCCGGGCCATGTCGAGCGCCAGGCGGCCCTGGATCTCAGCCTCGCGGTAGCACTCGCGCAGCTCGCCAGCGGCCGCCAGATCTCCGCGCAGCAGCCGATGGTAGGCGGCATCTGCCCGCCGCTCTCTCGCCGACCGGGTCGAGCCGACCCGCCACAGGTACGCGATCACCTCGTCTCGGGTAATGGTGATCGGTCGGTCGGGGTCTGTCGGTACACGGTTGGGATCGTCCGGCACCGGGCGCTCTATGGCTCGCGGAAGGAGGCCGGCATCGACGTGCCGGGTACCGCCTTGAGCTGGTCACGCACCTGGAGCTGCGTGCCGTAGTCCGCGCCGGGGTAGGCGAGCGAGGTGGAAAAGCCGAGGCCCCCGATCGCGCGCTGCCACCAGGCCGGGTCGAAGCCGCCCCCGCCGCCCCCCAGCGCCGCCTGCCGCTGGAGCATGCGGTCGAAGGCCAGGATGCCGGTCGCCTCCAAGATGCCCGCGAGCGCCGGATCGTCGACGGTGTAGCGGGTGCGCGGGTCGGTCTGTCCTTCAATCACGCGCGTCCGTGCCGACAGATCCGGGTACAGCCCGAACCCGTCCAGGCTCCGCAGCATCTCGTACACCGGCTGCGACACCGTCACGCTCCCCTGAGCCACCGTCCCGAGGATGGGCATGCGCGTCGGGTCGACCACCTGCTCCTGAAACACCTGAGTGGCGGGCGGGGCAGCCGTGTCGCTGGCGAGGCTCACCCCGATCGCCGCCACCGATGCCAACAGCCCCAGCGTGAACCGGGCCGTGGCTTCCGCGCCGGAGGGCGGGGCGGCGACCACGAACAGCGGCTCGCTCCAGGCCGGCGACCGGTCGGGCTGGACCCCCGCCGGATCCTTGATGCCTTGCAGCCCGATCCGCGCCAGCCGCGCCGTCGCGGTGTCCTGCGCCCAACCGGGTAACCGCGCCTTCCACGCCGGATCATCGAAATACTGTTGAGCCACCCCCAGCCCCCTTACAATCTCCGGCGGGAGTTTGTAACGGCGGACGATCGATTCTGTTGCGCCCATCCGGATCAGCTCGACCCGCTCCTCTCGGGTGAGCTGCTGCTGATCCATCCACCCCACCAGCGCGCGGTAATCCTCCACTTCCGGCGGCGTCATCCGCCCGGTTCCCACACTCTGCGCGTCGTAGTCCCCCTGATAGACCGCGTCGATCAGCTCCATCGCCTCACGCCGCCCGCGCAGTGCGACGCCGACCCGGAAGGCGCCCGACGGCGAGGCGAACGCCCCGAGGAATTGCCGTTGCGCGTTCTTCTGCCAACTCCAGAACGGCGCCAGCGCCTGCATGATCAGGTGCCGGTCTGCCGCCCCCAGGCTGTAGCGGTAGTCATACAGCGCCCGCACTGTCTCCTTCGCCGCCTGCTGGGGCGGCATCCCGCGATCCAGCAGCAGCGCGTAGAGTCCGAGACGCTGCCGCATCCCCACCACCTCAGCGAGGTGGGCGACGCCCTCGCCGCCGAACAGGGCGCGTAGCCCGCTAAGCTCTCCGTCTCTGAGTTGCGCCACGTCGAAGCCGTCCAGCACCCCCGACCGCGCCGCCTCTTCGTAGAGCGATCGGGCGGTGTAGGTGCGACCGCCGACCTTTACGACATCGTCGGCGCCCGCGCCCAGGATGCGCCCTACGGTCGGCCGCAGCGCGCCGATGTGCAGCAGCCGATCGCCACGTCCGGCGCGCAATGCCTCCGTCAGCCGCACCACGATCGCCTCCGCTGCCGCCTGCCCCCCACCCACGAGGCCCTCGACCACCGCCTTTCCCTTGCCCGTCCCCAGCGCCGCCCCCAGCGCCACACGCACGGCCCCCACGCCAGCCTCGCCAGCGCCCACCACGCGCGCGAGCTCCGGCGCCGCCGCGACGCCGATCCCCATCACGGAGGCCAGTTCCGCCCGCAGGGCGTACTCGATCGCCGTCGACAGCCCGTGGGTGACGTAGACCTGTTCGATGTTGCCGTACATATTGTTGAGCAGGTAGCCGGGGCGCGCCCCCCACAGCCCGCGCGTCACCGCCCGTTTCCAGGCGGAAAAAATCGCCGCCTCAATGGTGGGCGGACTCTTCGTCACGACGGCTTCCGCCGCAGCCGCCCATCCCTCGCGCACCCGCGCCGGCACCCACGTGACGCGCCCCAGCGCCTCCTGCCCCGGCAGCGCCAGCGCCTCGCCGCTGATCGCGCTGCCCCTCACCCCCGGCTTCCGCACCGCGCTCAGCACCGCTACATCTGGCGGCCGCCCCGTCGCCCCTAGCTCGCGCACCCACGCCGCCTCCTCTCGGGTGAGCAGCAGGCCAGCGCCGTAGAGATCCTGAACGACGTCCATCTGCGCGCCCGTCGCCGACACCCACGCCGCGAGCGCCCGCGACTCCGCCGCCGTCGCCTCCGGCAGCAGCGACATTAACAGCGCGGCCGGATCTTCCGCGTTCGCCAATTGCGCCACCACCTCCGCGCGATCGACGCCAGGCCGGATCGCTTCGAGCGCGCGCCCGACGTCGCCCTGGCTCACCATGCCGCTCCGGATCATGCGGGAGGCGGCCTCCGCCCGCCCGGTCGAGCGCAGCCACGCCGCCGCAGCCTCCGGCGTGTCGAGCCCCGCGCGCAGCGCCTGCTCTGCGCCCATCGCCGCCGCCCGCTCCCCCCGGATCGCCGCCTCCCGCGAGGCCCGGCTGAGCCCGGCACGGAGGTAGGGCGCGGCCTCGTCCGCCCCCCTGAACGGGAACAGCAGCGCCCCCGCCCGCTCATGCCAGGGCGCCGGGCGCACCAGCTCGCGCACCTCGCGCCGCGCCGCGAGCGCCCCCAGCCTCGTTCCATCCGCCGCTGCCGCCGCGCCCCGCCCGCCTGCCGCCGCGCCCTCCATGATCCGCGCCGCGCTGGTGGCCGCGCGCCGTTCCCACGCCGCCGCCGCATCCGGCGCGATCCGTTCCCCCACGCGCAGCTCGTCCGCGAGGTCTGCCCCGAAGCGCGCCGCGACGCTGCGGTTCACCGCCTCGACCTGTCGAGCCGTCAGCGGGATCTCCCGCCCCCCCTTCCAGGCCGCCGTCACCGCCGCCGACGGCACGCCGACCGCGTCGCCCACCAGGTCTGCGAGCTGCGGCAGCTCTCCGGCGCTGGCGCCCGCTCGATAGCCGACGCGCGCCCGCAGATCCCCGACGGCCTCGACCACCGCCGCCTTGACCGCAGCCGCCTCGGTGACGACCTCGCGCAGCGCGACCGGATCGGCTGCGGCGATCGCGCGCTCTGCTTTGGCGCTGAGGCTGCGCCCGATGCTGGCCAGCCCCGGCGCCGCCGTCGCCGCCTCGCGCACCGCCGGACTCAGCACTGGCAACGCTGCCGCCCGCCCCCGCCGGGTAGCCTCGGTGACGAGGGCCTCGCCGCCCCCGGCCAGCGCCCGCTCCACCTCCGCCAGCCCCCGCGCGAGATCGTCGACCGCCGTCTTAGCCATCGCTGCCGACACCGGCGGCCCGTCGACGCGAGGCACCGGTGGCTCCCCGCGAGGCACCGGCGGCCCGTCGACGCGAGGCACCGGCTCCCCGCGAGGCACGGGTGGCCCGTCGCCGTGAGGTGCCGGCACATCGTCCATCGCCCGCGCCGCCCGCTCCAGCGCCACGTCCACGTCGGCCAGCGCCCGCGCACCCGTGCCGCCCACCAGGCCGCGCTCCAGCGCCCGCCCCGCACCCGGCAGCGCCCGCTCTGCGCCGCGCGCCAGCGCCCGTCCGCCCGCCGCCAGCCCGCGTGTCGCCCCCAGCGCCAGGCTCACGGGGTCGGGGGTGAACACGTCGGCCAGCGCCCCCAGCGTCGCCACCGTCGCCCGCCCCAGATCCGACGTCGGTGCGGTGTCTTTGGCGACGTCGGAGAACGCGCGCCGCTGGCGCAGCGCCGCAGGCCCGCTGACGTACTCGACCGGCGGCGCCTCGCGCACCGTGCCAGCGACCGCCCGCGCCGCTCGATCGGGGATGCCGGTCGCCGTCGCCGCGTAGATGGGCATCGACATGAGATCGATCGCGTAGCTGCCTGGACCCTGCTGGCGGAGGATGAGGTTCCCATCCTCATCCGTCCCGACCACCTCGACCCGAGGGGCCGCCGCCGACAGGTAGGCTCCGGCTCGATCCGGGCTGTCGTCATCGACGTTGTAATAGATGGCCGGCCCTACCCACACCCCCGCTGTCCGGAGCACCGCTGCGTCCCGCACCGCGTCCTCTGACGCGCGCCTGAACCCGTCCGCACCCGCGTACCGCTGCTGCTCCGGCGGCCGACGTGCATCCTCCGCCCGCCGCTGCTCACGCCGTCGGGCGATCCACGCGTCCGAGCTCGTCCGCGCGTCCGACTGCATCAGCGCCAGCACGCCCTCGTCACGGAGCAGCCGATCTGCCTCCGCCCGCGCGAACGGCATGCCACTGCTGAGGCGCGCCTCGATGTTCCTGGCCTCATCGAACGGGGCGACCACCTGCCCAGCTCGAACCCCACCGCCAGGACCTCGCGTCTCCAGCCCGCTGTCTGCACGAAATTGGCCGCGCGCGTTGATGCCGGCGGCGTCTCGACCGCCGGTGATCGGGCGCGGCACCGGCTCCGGCGGCAGCCCCATCTCAGACCGCGCGATCGCCCGATCGACCCGCGCCCACGCATCCAGACGTGCCTGCTCCGCAGGGTCTATCCGCGCACGTGCTGGCGCCGACGTCGAGGCCGCGAGCGGCGAGGCTGTCAGCGGTGCGGCTGTCGGCGGCGGAGCTGCCAGCGGCGAGGCGGGGGTCGGCGTCGGCGAGGCGAGGGGGGGCGCCGGCGAGGCGGGGGGCGGCGTCGGTGGCGGAGAGGCTGGGGTCGCACGCGGCAGCTTCGCCATCACCCCCTCCGCTTGCGCTGGAGCATCGCCAGCAGGGCGGTACGCTTCGCCGCCGGCGGCGCGGTCGGCGACTCCGCCGGCGGCTCCGGCTCCGGCTCCGGCTCCGGCTCCGGCTCTGGCTTCGGCTCCGGCTCCGGCTTCGGCGCCGGCTTCGGCGTCGGCGGCAGCAGCAGGCCCTCGGCTTCGAGCTGCGCCACCAGCGCCCGGTCGGCCGCCTGCCGCTCTTCGTCCAATTGTTGTTGCTGCGATCGGCGGGGCGGGATGTCCGCGTCCAGCTCGGCTTGCAGGTTCGCCCACGCCGGATCAGGTGGGGTAGGCTTGGCAGCCGGCGGCTGGACAGGAGGGGACTGGACGGGAAGCGGCGCGGCTGCCGGCGCGGCTGCCGGCGGCGAGGCGGAGGGTGTGGGCTTGAGCCTCTGCCGCTCCAGCAGCTCCACCAGTCGGCGCACGCGGGGTACCGGCTCCGCTGCTGGTGGCGAGGCCGGGGGCGCTGGCGGGGCGGGGCGCGGCGAGGCGGCGGAACGCTCCGGCTTCGCAGGCCGGGGCGGCGCGTCGACTGGGGCGGGGCGGGGCGGCGCGGCCTGGGGCGATCTCGCGTCGACCGGGGCGGGGCGGGGCAGCGCTGGCCGGGGTGGTGCGTCCGGCTTTGCTGCGCGACGCGCGCGCGCGGCCGCCAACGCCTCGCGCAACGATGGGCGCTTCGCGTCGACCTCTGTCGAGATCCGCTCCAGATCCTGCGCGGTGTTGCCCGCCGTCTGTCCGGCCTCGTCTGCGACCGCTGGGTTGCGTGGCTCGACCGGTCGAGAGACCAGGCGTGGCTCCGGCAGCGCCTGATCTCGCGCCTGCCGTGCCTGTTCCCGCACAGCCCGGAAGGGGGCGTCTTCGGTGGCGACCTCCACCCACCAGCCATCCGCGTTCTTTTTGTAAACGACCTCCCCCGCTGGCGTGAGCAGGCGCCGCGTCCGCTCCGGATCGTCCCCCAGTTGCGGCGCCAGGCGCCGCCCCTCCACCGCCTCGAACCGCTCCGTGGTCGAGGCTCCGGTGTACTCCGGCCCGATCTTCGACGGGTCCAGCGCTCCATCGTTTTCGCGCAGCGCCATCACCTCGCGGTAGCTGAGCGGTCGCCCGTCGGGGCTCGTGTAGACCTCGCTACCGCCGTCGGCGCGCGCCGTCTCCCAGGCCCGCGCTGCCTCTGGAGACAGCCACTGGCCGGCGCCGTCGCGCACGGTCGTCACCTCGCTGCTCTTGAGGTCGATCCGGAGCAGCGCCCCGTTGGGCAGCTCTGCGTACAGCTCCTCCACCCGAGCCGCCGGGCCGTCCCCCCGCAGCCGAGAGACCGTGAACCGGGTGAGCTGCTCATCCCCCGCCCGGTACACCTGTAGCTGCTCCACCTGACCCGGCACCTGCGGCCGGAACCGGAGCGTGCGCTGGCCGTTCATCTCGCGGGTGGCCGCCCGCATCGCCGCGATGTCGCCGGGGCGGAACATATACCCGGCGTCCGTCGCCTCTCCGAGGCGGTACCCGCGCGCCTCTGCCCAGCCCCGGAAGGTGGGCGACTGGACGAGCTGCTCCGCCTGCGCCCGCGTCAGCCCACCGAACCGAGCATCCCCAGCGCTACCCGACAGCTCTGCCTCGATCGCTGCGGCCCGCGCCTCCATCGCCTTCAGCCGGTCGCCGTCGGGCGCCGTATCGGCTTGCGCGTCGGCGAGAGTGGGGGCCGGACCACCCGCTGCCGCCAGCGCATCGAGCACCGCCGCGAGCTCGCCCGCGTCCCCCTGCCCCCGCTGGATCTTCTCGATCTCGCCGTCCAGCCGGCGCAGTGTGCCGTTGGCGCCCTCGAACGACGCCTTAGCGGACCCCCGCCAGTCCGCGTCGAAGTACGCATCGATCTGTCCGGCCAGCGCCGGGTTCGTCTTCAGCGCCTCGTAGACCAGCCACGCCGACGGGTCGGACGGTGACAGCCCCCCCTTCGCCGTCGCCAGCACGTAGCGCGCCCACGTCGCCGGGTCGTTGACCGCGAGCTGGGGATCGCGCGCCGCTGCCGCCGACACCATCCGCCCGACGTAGCTCTGAGCGCGGGCGCCCAAACTGGACAGCAGCCGTGCCTGGTTGTCGCGGATGTTTCTGATGTCGGCGAGCTTGCCCTGGAGCCACACGATGTCGATGCGCCCCTGGTTCTGCAGCAGCTCCTGTGCCAGCCGGCTGCGCTGGCCAGCCAGCTTCGTGTAGCTGTCGAGGCGCTCTTCGTAGACCTTGAGGGCCTGCGCGTCGCGGCCGCTCTGGTAATCCTCGATCGCGTCGTACAGGCTGCGGAGCAGGATCCACTTTTGCTGGAGCGCGTCCGCCCCAGTGCTGGTGCCAGTGGCGCCCGCCTTCGGCTGCCCCTGACTGGCGCGGAGGTAGGAGGCGAGGGTGTCGGCGAGTCCCATTACTTCTTCTCCATCAGGTGGAGGAGGCTCGTGAAATCGTCTGCTTCCGCCTCCGCCGGTGTCGCACGCGCGAGATCGGAGAACCCAGCGACCCGCTGCGCCCGCTTCTCTCGGATGCGCCGCAGGATGTCGGCCTTCTGCGCCGCCGCCTGGCCGGCCGCCCCGACCTCGATCTGACCAGCCGCTTGCGCGGCCGCCGCCGTCGCCTGCTGGTTCGTCTGCTGGAGCGCTCCCTGGAGCGCCGCCGCCTGGCCGGGGTTCGCCGCCGCCTGCCGCGCGAGCGCATCGACGTTGGCGCGGTTGGCCGCCCGCGCCGACGCCAGCGCCGCCGCCTGCATCTGGCGCCGTTCCGCCTGCGAGGGTCCGAGCGTCCCACGTTGCAGCGCCTGCATGTCAGCGCGCAATTGCTTTCGTTCGGCCCGCGCCTCCGGTGACACGGCGTCGACGGCCATGCCCGCGCCACGGATGGCGTAGGGCGCGAGGGTCGAGAGCAGACTGGCGATCGGCATGTACTCTCCTACAGCGCGAGAATCCGCGCAGACCGGACGCCGAAGCGCAGCCGGTGGCGGATGAAGTGTTCGACGTTGCCCGCCGTCCGGTACAGCGGCACTAACAATTCCCTGCCCTGGGTTCGCGGGATCAGGCACTCCAGCCGGACGGAGTGCCAACCCACCGCCGGGTTGGTGATCATGTGCACCAGATCGAGGTGCTGCGTCAGCACCTGCTCCCGCGCCACCTCTGTCCCTGCGTTGCCAGGGTTCACGGCCGGATACCACGTGTACGGGAACGGGCGGCGCGTGTGGCCGATCGGGGTGCCGTCGACCGCCATCCGCACGTACAGCTCCGGGCCGCCCGCCACCTCGACCGCCGGGTTCGGGTCGGTCGTCTCGCGCTGCCGCAGCACCGTCACGAAGGCGGAGACGTTGCAGATCAGCACCGCTGCTGCCCACGGCAGGTAGACCCGGTGGGCGGTGCCAGCGACCGCCAGCCAGTCCGTGTCGCCGGCGGCGCCGATGGCGGCCTGGCCGAACAAGCTGTCGTAGTAGACCCGCTCCACCTCTTCGCCGCCCGACACCCCCAGGTGCAAATCGTTCGGCTTGAATTCGCGCGCGGTCAGCTTCGCCCCGGCGGCAAAATTCGCATCTTCCAGGTTCCCGTTCAGCTCCCCATAGACGCTGGCGCCGGCGGTCGTTGACCGCATGTCGCTGTTCCATCCGTTGACGTTGAAGGCCACGCCATCGACCGGAACATAAGGGTACGTCACGTCCGCCACGGGAGCCTCCTACGGGTAGAAGTGGAGCACCTGGAGGCTGCCGCCCTGCCAGGAGGTGATCATCCCGGCAGAGCTGTCGCCCGCTACCAGCGCCCGGTAGAACGAGACGACGCCGCCGGCAGGGGGCGCAGCGCGAAAATCAAAGAAATCCAGCAACGGGATGTCGGCGTCGCAGTCGAAGAGGTTGGGCGCCGATGCCCACGCCGGCGGCACGTTCGGGTTGTTGACGTGCGCCTCGGCTGCCTGCGTGTGGAAGTCGGTGGCGCTCGCGTACTGCCCCGCGATCGCGTAGACCCCGTACCGGTGCGGCACCGCCGGCAGCCCCGGATCGTAGGCTTTCCGATGGCTGATGTTGGCGAGGATCAGCACGAACGCCGGCGCCGCGCTGTAGTCGAACGGCCCAGTCACGCGCAGGTTGGTGCCGGCGCCGTCGTTCACCTCGTCCCAATTTCCGGCGTTCACGATGCCGGTGGAACCCCAGCCGGGGTAGAGCCGGGCGGTGGTGGTGCCGGCGGTGATGGCCTGCTGCTGCGCCTGGCGCAGCGCCCCAGCGCCGCCCGGCAGGTGCTCGCGCCGGAGTCCCTGTGCCTGGATCGCGCCCTGCCCCAGGTCGTTGATCGCCGTCTGGAGTGGGGTCAGGATGTCGCCGTTAAGTACGGCAGCGCTGATCGTCCCGTCCTCTGGGTACACGACGTTGACCGGCTGGATCGCTGGCGCCGCCGTCGGCTCCACCCGCTTGAGCCGGAGCGCCACCACCATCCGGCTGTAGATCCGCACGGGCTCTACGGCGCCGGCGATCGAGCCGGGATCATCCGGCGGCACCCGCCGCACCACCAGCTCCGCCGTGACCACGCCCGACGGCACCGGCACAAACGCTTGAACCCGCAGCGGGCGCACGTGCCAGCCCATCGAGCTGGTGGCGCGCAGCGCGTAGGTGTCGACCGACACGTTGTTTGTTGGTGTTGCCGGATCGATCGGGCTGACCGGGTAGATGCTGCGAGGCGCCCGCTCCGTCGCATCCCCGCTCCCCGTCACCGTCTCCGCCAGCACCGCCCCGTTCACGCGGAGCGCGACCTGGATGCGCGGCTTCAGCAGCGCCGTCTCCGTCAGGTCGAAGTCGACGATCGCGCCGGTCGGACAGATGCCGTACTCCAGCCACCCCAGCAGCCACAGGTTGTCCTCTCCCCCCGTCCAGGTTGTCGACATCTGATCCACCACGGTCCACTCGCCGGAGTCCGGCACACGCCAGGCGTTGGCAGAGGTGCCGTCGGGGATGTCGTTGGCGTTGGTGTGGATGCCGGTGTCGGCCGCGACGCGGGCGGTGTACACGTCCAGCAGCATGCCCGTCGACCGGCGGCTGATCCCGAACGTCCCGCTCTTGACGTTGTGATCGTTGACCCGGCCCCCCAGCTCCTCCGCCGCTGGCTGCGCCGCCTGCCGCATCCGCAGGGGGTCCGGCATGTCCGCTTGGCGGATAATGTTATCCGGCACACGATACCCCATCACGCCCCCCGCAGCGCGCCCTGTATGCGCGACTTATTGTTATCCTGCCGCTCCACCAGGAATGCAAACCCCACCAGATGGAGCACGCGGCCCGACGTGCTCGACAAAGAGAACCGGAACCCGGCGATATTGTTAATATCAATGTCCACCTTGCGGCACCGGATCTGCGGCTGCCGGAAGATGGTGCTGCCCACGGTCGCCCCTCCGTAGGCGTCCGCCGCCACGATGTCGCCGCCGCAGAGGTCGATCGGGTAGTCCCGGTACTCGCCGTCGGGGCGATCCGTCACCCACACCCGCAGCGTCGCCGACCCGCCCGCCACCACCGCCGACTCTACGAAGTGGATGAGGATGCCGCGCAGCCGGAACACCACGCTGGCATCCTCCCCCATCCGCACCACGCCGCTCTCGAACGCGGAGGCGATCGTGTCGCCCTCGATCACGGAGGGGCGGTTCCAGATCCGTACGTTCTGCCCCTCGCCGCCCAGGTAGCTGCCCATCAGCAGGTGCCGGGCGTGGCCGGGCGCCGCCGCCAGCGCGGTGATGCGGCGCCCACCGGCGTCCGACTCGCTCCAGCCCCCCGTGCGGACGTCGTAGAGCAGCAGCTGATCCGGCAGCGGCGAAGAGCCAGTGCATACCGCCAGCACGTACACCCCCGTCCGAGGATCGACGGCGCCGACGGCCCGCCCCAGGTACGAGCTGGGCAGCCGCGCGTACGTCTGCCGGATCGGATCCGAGACGCGCGCCGGCACGCCGCCCGAAAGGGTGTACACCCCGTCCATCGCCATCCAGATCAGGTCGCCGTTCGGCAACACCGCGAGCGTCGCCGGCGCCACGCACCCGACGCCGCCGATCAGCGGCCTGCTGGTGACCACGTCGCCGGTCGCCTCCACCTGGAAAATACTGTTAGCGGTGAACGCCAGCAGGCCACCGGCCGTCGCCGCCAGCCCCGTTACCGCCGCGCCGCCGGCGTCGGGGATCACGCGCGCCGTCCGTGGCCATGTACCTGGGAACCCTGGTTCAGATAGCCTGATCATCCCTGGGTTATCGTTGAAATTGGCAGCCACCAGCCGCCCCTGAAATTCGCACGCGACCCGGTACGGCGTCACCGGGTCGAGCTCTACCAGCGTGGGTCCCGCCGACAGCAGCCCGTCGCTCTCGCCGTCGGGTAGCCCGAACGCCTCGCGGCCGGTCAGCCTCGCCAGCAGGTAGTAGGCGCCGTCCGTGTGGAGCTTGTCCGTGGTGCGGTACACCCGGATCGCTCCAACGTGTTCCTCGCCGGGGTCGATCCCTCGGAGACAGAACTGGCGCGTCATGCTGTCGAGGTGGTTCAGCCGCTCGTAGTCCGCCGAACTGTTGACGAGGTAGCCGGTGGACTGGAGCCGGAGGGCGGCGGTCGCCTCTGCGCTGGCCGGGCTGAGGTTCCCGAACGGGTCTTCCCACTGGACGCGATACCCCCACGCCCCCGCCAGTAGCGCGCCGTCCTCGCCGTCGTAGGACTGGACGGTGCCGATCCCGCCGACATGGGCATACCCGGCATAGTTCGGCACCGACTGAGACGAGCTCGCGCCGCCCGACGGATAGAGCACCGTCGGCGCCGCCGGCGCCCGGTCGAACCCGAGCCGGATCACCTGACGGCCGTAGGTGGTCACACCGTCGATCAGCAGCGGCGCGTCGACGCCGTTGCTCCAGCAGACCCGCCCGTTGATCGCCACCATCGAGTCCGGGTAGGGCTGCCCCAGGTCGTAGGTCAGGCCCGACTCCAGCACCTGCACTGAGCGCGTCCAGCCCTGGTGGCGCCCCAGCTTGTCCCCGTACCGGATCAGCGTGATCTGGTTGGCGCCCCCGGCCAGCTCCAGGTGCGCCAGCCCCAGCACGTAGGCGGCGAGGTTGAGGCCGGGTTCGAGCGGGGCGGTGTCGCCGCAGCGCAGCAGCGTGTTGCCGGGATCCTCGCTCACCCCCATGTTCAGCAACCGCTTGGCGAGGCTGGCCGGGCGGTACAGCGTGTCCGCCTGGATGAAGATCTGGCCGATGTCGAGATAGGTCAGGCGCCCCATCAGCTCCCCCGGTAGCGGAGTGGACCCTCAGTCGGCAGCCGGCCGCCGAACCCATCCCGGCTGATCTTGCCCGTGGGGTTCGAGGTCTGCGCCCGGAGACTGCCGATCTGATCCCTCGCCTGTTTGGCGAAGACCTGCGCGAGCTGCTCATCCTGATCGCGGCGCGCGTACCAGTGGGCGCAGAACAACGCCAGCGCGCTCCGGTACTCCGGCACCACGGCCGGGCTGTCGTTGTCGTTGAGCAGCAGCGGCGGCCGACACGTCACCCGGATGTCCATCTCCGTCCGCGCGTCCGGCGTCGGCCACATCGACCAGGCGTAGTAGACCCCCTGCTCCGGCAGCCGGAGGGTGTAGTCTGGGATCGCCGCTCCATCGTCATCGTAGGTCGTGACCGGCCCATCGACGTCCGCGAGTGCCTGGAAGACGTCGGGGTATTCGATGGTCTGGTGAGTTCCTCCGGTGATGCTTTTGCGGCGTCGGTAGATGCGCTTGTACAGGCCGGAGTGACCGGCCCGTAGCGCCCCCGCTACGTTGAAGTTCACCATCCAGTCCACTTCCGGCACCGTCACCCGGACGATCTGGGGAGCGGTCGAGGTGATGGGGCCGGAGATCGGCGACGGCGCCGACTCGAACAACGGGATCGGCGTGCCGCTGGGGGACTTGTTGTACAGGTCGCGGTAGCCCCAGCAGTAGGTGAAGCAGTACTCGAACTGCCCCGTTGGCTCCCCCGCCCATGTCCCTTCCACCAGCGCGACGGCGGGCGCCCGCGTCGGCGCCCGCTGCTGGTAGCTGTGTTCACGACGCAGCTCGGTAGGGTAGCCGCTGACGATGCTCACCTGGTTGCGGGTCTGCCACTGGTTCGCCGCCTGCGTCGCGGTGGTGAGGCGCATCGGGCCGCCGGTCGAGCCCCACCGGACGACGGTGTGTATGCGGCTCCACTCTGAGGGACACCACAGATACTGCGCCACCAGGGTCCACGACAGGCCGGTGGCGGTGCCGGAGGTCCAGGGTCGATCCAGGCTCACATACTTCTCACCGGTCAGCGCCAGCCAGAATTCCCGGCACCAGAACCGGTAGGTCTGCCCCTTCGCGGTGACCTCCAGGTGGTACATCCCGTCCCAGGTGCGGTCTGTGACGGGCGCGAACGTCCCCCCGACAAACTGTAGCACCCAGGGATCGGAGGTGGTCGACAGCGTGGTGCCGCCGTAGGCACCGGAGCTGAGCGTACCCGGCACCACCTCGCGCGGCGTCTGCGGGTACAGCGCCTCCGGCGCCTCCGTGTACAGGAGGTCGAGGCCGTGCCGGATCGCCTCGTTCAGGCGGGTCTGTTCCGTACCCGCATCCTGGCCGATGTCCCAGGCCAACAGGGCGCGGATGTCCGTGCGTAGATCTCCCCGGTTCATCCGGCCCCCCTCCTGTTACAGCGTGTTGATCCGGCAGTTGGCGAGGCTGCCGGCGGCGCCGTCCGCCTCCAGCGCCACGCCGAAGGCGGCGGCCACCTCGTCCGCGTTGGTCAGCGTCGCGGTCTTGACCCGGCCCGCCGTCCCCTCGCACATGATGCTGTCGTTGGCCGCCACCGCGCCGTCGCACTCCACCTTGCAGCGGCCCAGGCAGATGACGTAGCCGTAGCTCCCGGAGGCGATCGCGTGGTCGGCGACACCGAGCACCTTGCCCTTCGGCAGCTTGGCCGTCGCCGCCAGGATGGCGTCATTCCAGGTGAGGTCGCTCGCCTTCATCTGCACCACGTCGCCCTGCGCGAAGGCGGTAGCGCCCTCCTTGTTGACGACGTAGCGCCAGAGCGTCCAGCCGTAGGTGGGGTGGAGGTACCAGCGCAGGGTACCCAGCTCGGTGCGGGGGGAAGTGGAGACGTCCGTGATGAGGTGGTCGTAAAAAGAACGATCGAACATAGTCGCTCCCGATGGGGGGGTGAGGGTGAACTACGGGATGCGGCCGCCCGCGATCAGGCAGTGGGCGTTGAGGCGCAGCACCATCGGCTGCCAGTCGTTGTGGCACTTGGCGACCACCACGTCCTGATCCGCGATCATGTCCTTGAACTCCGGCGCCTCGTCCAGCTCCTCCAGGTAGGGGACCTCGACAAACTCAGAGTTGAGGAAGTAGATCACGCCGCCAGTGATGGCGCTGGTGGACAGGCACGGGGTACCCGTGAAGCTCGCGTTAGTGGGGTCGAGGTTCACACCCACATCGTAGACCCGCGCCGCCTTGTACAGCAGGAACTCCGCCGACTTCGGCCCGTCCACCCGCTCATCCGTGGACACCACCCGCACGTTGTCGCGGATGTTGGCGCTCAGGTTGCTGAAAGATCCCCCGTCGGCGAACCCAAAGTCCGGCGCCTGGCCGTCGCCGCGCTGCGCCGCGAGGTTGTACGCCGCCTCGATCGTCACCATCCCGTTGGCGGCGAAGCTGGTGATCGCGCCGAACTGAGAGATGTGCTGGATGGTGTTGTTGCGGGCGACGCCCTGGACGTTGCCCGTCTGCGACGCCGGCGCGAGGGCCTGGAACCAGCCGGTGTTGCCGTCCGAGTGGGTGATGTTGCCGTTGAAGGTGGCGGCCCCGTCGAAGTCCGGGCTGTCGATGACCGACACCGCCGGATCGTGGTAGGCGCCCGTCAGCAGCCAGTACTCCCAGTCCTCCATGTACTGCGCGAAGGAGGCGGCGGGGTATTGCTTGATCAGCTTGACCACCCCCTGGGTTCCGTCGTTCTTCTTCAGGTCGACGTTGGGGATAGTGATGGGGATGAGGTGGCGGGTAGACTCGACCCGGTAATTCTTGGTGACGGAATTGCGGGTGAGCGCCGCGATCTCGTTGCCGGTCGAGATCTTCTTGCCCTTCGCCGGGCTGCCGTAGCCGAAGGGGCGCTCGAAGTAGGTGCCGCCCACCCGCTCCTTGTTCACCTTCTTCTTGTCGATCAGGTACTTCATCAACGGCTTGCGCGACGCCGTGACCAGGATGAGGTTGCCGCCCTTCACGTACATGTCCGCGAGGGTGGTGTTAAGGACATCGATAGAGACTGCCATCGTTTTCCCACAGAGCAGGGTGGAGGTTGTACTGCGCTGCTACCGACTGGCGCGGCCTCCGGCTCCGGCGTGGGCTACGGGAGGTGAGCGACAGGGCTCACCCCTATGATAGCCCACATCCACATCCCTATCCACTCTGCGATCTCACCATCAGCTATCTACCGTTTGTGCTTACTGACCGCCCCCGACGCCGCTTCTGCGATCATCTGCTCCAGCGTGTACCCCTTCGGAAACCCCGCCTCTGCGGTGCCGGGCGCCTCGCGGTTGTTGCTGACCTCGGTTGCTCTCTCCCAGGCGTCGCGCTTTGGCGTGGGCGGAGTCGGCGGTTTCGGCTGCTGCTGGGGCGTCTCCGCCTTCGCCAGTTTGAACTTTCCGCGCACGATTTCTGCTGCCTCCGCGAGATCCACATCCGCAGAGACCAGGCGCTCGAAGAGCTCGCCGGCCTTGTCATCGGCCAGGATGTCCGCATAGTCGCGCACGATCTCCTGCTCCATCCGCGCCTGCTCCTGCCGCGCCGCCTCCTGCCGCGCCGCCTCCGCTTGCTGCCGGTACGCGCGCAGCTCCACCAGCTCCTTCTGCAGCTTCTGCGCCTCCGAGTCATCCCCCCCATAGAGGGCCTCCAGCAGCTCCGCCCGCTTGACCCGCTCCTCCGCCGCCTTGCGTCCGGCCTCGAACTCCGCCCGCTGCGCCTCCAGCGCCTTCTTCTCCTCTGAGGTCTTCCGGTACTTTTCGGAGTACCCACGTTCGAGGTTCCCCCACTTCGCCTTCACCCCGTCCCGCACCTGCGCCTGCACTTCCGGCGCCAGCGCCTTGTACCACGGCAGCGCCGCCAGCCCCTCGACCTCGGTACATCGTGGCGTGGGTGTCGATGCGCCGCCTGCCCCGGCGCCGGCACCGCCCGCACCGCCTCCCCCAGCGTCGGCACCGGCCGCCCCAGCACCGGCACCGCCCGCACCGCCAGTCCCCCCAGCGCCAGCATCGGCGCCACCAGCACCGGCACCAGCACCACCAGCGCCAGCGCCGGCACCACCGCCGGCTCCCCCGCCATCGCCCCCGCCGTCGCCCTCTTCCTCGAACACGTCTTCAAACAGGTACATCACAGGCTCCGGTTGACGAGGGTGTCAGTGGGGTGGAACACGCCATCCATGACGGCGTCACGGATCGGCGTCCCGTTGAGGATGGCATCGCCCAAGCGCCCCAGCCGCAGCAGCGCCTCATCGATCTGCGGCTCAGAGATCGGCGGAGTGTCGGGCGTGGGGGGCGGCGCGGGCGGCGCGGCGGGCGGCTTCGTCGGCAGCATTCACGGCTCCTTCGGCAAAAAGTAAACCTTGCTCCCATTATGGGACTTGGACGCTACGACGCTGCGGGCGCGCAGCTCTGACAACATGCGCCCCAGCACCACCTGTTGGCGCCGCACCGACGCACCCTCGACCTCGATGTCGAGGCTCTTGCAGAGATCCAGCACGTCCAGGCTCGACAGTCGGGCCGCGCCGTGCTTTGCCCACCAGGCCGGCAGAACGCGGCGCCACCAGTCCGGCAGCGTCGGCGAGGTCGAGGCTTCCAGCGCTGGCTCCGACGCGGGCTCACCACCCTCCAATTCAGCGGCGGCTTGTTCCTCGATCGGCGCGCTCATAGACGAGATGCCGTTGTCGCTCTCGCCATTCATCCCCTCGGTGGCTGAGGCGTCCGCCCCGATCGAGGTCTCGGAGGTCGCGGTTGGCTCGGTCTTCCTCTCGCCGTCGACGATCAGCGGCGGAGTCTCCTTCGACTTCGAGGGGGGTTCCCCACTGTTGCTGGTATTCCTGTTGGAATGCTCTCCATTTTTCGGGAGTGTCGTATGTGACGCCTCCGAGTCGGATGGGGGCGAAGCCGGTGGGGACAACGGTGGCGTCGTCTGGATCGGGGGCGTCGCCTCGGCAGACGGGGCAGGCATTGACGAGGCGTCCGCCGATGGTGACGTATCGCTCTCGGACGTGGCACTGGCAGCGGGGGGGCATGGCTCCTCCAAAAGATGTGGGGCGCAGAGGCCGACATCGAACCCCATGTCCGTGTAGGCGTCGGCGAGGTCGGCGGTGGTGAGGGAGACGCCCTCGCACCGGGTATGGGGCGGCAGGCGCCAGCACCGGGCATAGGTGCGCGTCGCGTCCGGGCGCATCGACACCCACGCCACGATGTACCGCCGCACCTCGTTCAGGCACCAGAGCTGCAGCGACTCGCCGCGATGGCGCTGGACGCAGCCGCGCCAGTGCCGCGCCGCCACCCGCGCCACCCACGCGAGCACTTCGACGTGCGGCATGTTCTCCTCACCGTGCGCCTCCCCAAAGTGGGCGCGGACGTTCCCGATCAGCACATAGGGATCGTGCTCCCCCATGAACCGGTGGCGGTTGTCCGCGTCCGCCAACGGATAGGACGACGGCGGAGCCTGAAGGGCGCGCAGCGGCGAGGTCGGCAGATTCTCTACGATGTCGGGCATCCTTGCTCCTCCTTCAATTTATCAGACACCGATCCCCCCCGCTAGCTGCGGATCGGTCGGACTCTCTATCGGTGGCTCCTCTGTCTCTGGCGCCTCCTCCAGCTCCTCCTCCGGCTCCGGCTCCTCTCTGTCGGCGGAGGCCTCCGGCGCAGCCCCCATGCTCTGCATCAGCGTGGTGGCCAGCTCCTCCAGCAGCCCGCTCACCGTCCCGAGGGGGGCGGCGATCTCTGGGGGGAGCTGCGCAGCCGCCGCCTCCAGCGGGGCGAGCTGCTGCGCGACCTGGTGGAGCAGCCCCAGCGCCGCCCTCGCCACGTCGCCGTCGACCGCGCCGGCACCCTTGTTCGGCTCAGTCGACGCGAGCACCGCCGACGGCAGCCCCCACGCCTGGACGAACATCTCATCCAGCTCATGCACGTCGAAGGGCGCCGGCTCCCCCGCCGCCGCTGCCGCTTGGTTGCGGGCGCCCATGAAATTGTAAAGCGTCTGGAATTGCTCGCGCAGCACCATGCGCGTCGACTCCGTCCCGTTGTACGTGATCAGCTCGACATCCCCGGCCAGCTCGCCGATGTCCCCCTTCCGCCCTCCCAGGTACCACAGCGCGAGCAACCCCACCCGCGCCCACGCCTGCTGGAACCGAGACGTGCGGAGCCCCAGCCGGGTGCGCTGCTGCGACTCGATCAGCGCGAGCTCCGTGGCGGTGCGGGCGCCGGAGACCTGGCCGCGCGCCGCGTCCGCCAGCGCCGACGTGTACTGCACGATGGACTCCAGCTTCCCCATGAGGTCCGGCAATTCCTTCGGCGTCTCCGGCACCGGCGCGCTCCAGAACGCCGTCTTAGGGTCGATCCCGCTGCCCTTGCCCGCGCCCTTCACCGCGACGTAGTCCCCCGGCATGGCCGTCGCCATCCGCACCACGCTCTCCTCATCCACCTGCGCCGCGTCGTAGCCAGTGACCGGCACCGCCCGCCGCACGATGGTCAGGATCCAGGACAGAAACCGGTTGATGGCCTCGATGTTGTCGAGGCAGAGCTGAACCTCAGACAGCCCCAGGCAGTTCTCCCCGTTGTAGTTCAAGTTGTAGAGCGTGTACGGACACACGTACTCCTTCCCCATCTTCAGGTGGAAGATCGGCGCGTCTGTCACGCCGTCGATCCACTTCGTCATCTCCTTCCGCTCGTTGTCCCACACCTCCCAGATCATCAGGAAGCGACCATCTTTATTTGAGTCCGCCGCCGCTCTCGACACCCACGCCGGGTAGCCGCGCGCGTAGTCCCGCAGCCGCTGGAGCTTGCCGCCGGAGAGCAGCGTGGGCGGCAGCCGGTAGGGCTTGCCGTGGCCTTCCTGCTCCAGCAGCTCCTCCGGCGTCATCACGCACAGCTCGACAAAGAATTTCAGATCCTGCGGCCGCCGGGTCGAGAGGTCGAACAGCACCGTACCCGGCGCGAGGGCGCGCACGCTCACCCCCTTGCACGTCGCGCCCTTCCCCTTCCCCCCCTCCAGGATCGGCATCGTCTTCAGGATGGACCGTCCGAACAGCACGGCGTCCGTCATGGAGATCACCGCCTCCTCACGCCAGGATCGTTTACGCGCCTCGCGGTTGACGGTCTGCTCCAGCTTCGGCGCGCACCACGCCGGGCGCTCTGCCTCTGCCGCCACGCTCCACTTCAGGTTCGGCGGCACCATCGAGCTCACCGCCGACTCCGTGATGGCAAACACGAGGTTGTAGCTCGTTCGCGTGACGGCGATCGTCTTGTCGCCCGTCACGCCGTCGTTCCAGTATTTGCCCTGGTAGATCTCCAGCGCTCGCTTGAACGGGTCGCGCTCGTGCTGCTTCGCGTAGGTGAGGAGGTCGGCGATGATCTGCGGCCAGTTGGGTCCGCGCCAGGCGGGGTCGGGCATGGTGCCTCACTTCGGCAAGGGGGGCGTTACAGCGAGGGCGGGGCAGGCCGCGCCCGGAAGCGTTCGAGGTCGGCGACGCGGACGCTCCCGATGGGGAGCGGGGCGCGCGGCGCGGGGAGCGGGGGCGGCTTCAGGCGGTCGAGGAGATCCGCCGCCATAAAGTATGTCTGGCATCTATCCCAGTGGTGGCTCTCGCCGTCCTCTGTGACGCGCTTCGAGGTGCCGTCCCACGCCAGTAATTGTAGCAGCCCCATCCGGGATCGGATGGCGATGTCCTGATCCTGGAGCAGCCGGGTCAGCGCCGCGATCGAGCGCTGCTTTGAGTCGCGCGTGGTGTACCAGCCGGGGTGGTGGATGCTCTCTCCCCAGATGTGGCGGTAGCCGGTGGCCACGGCCGTAGCCACGCAGGCCGCCGCGTTGCTCTCGATCACCAGCACCGCCTCGTTCCACCTCCGGGCGATCTCCACCAGGCGGCGCCCGAACAGCGACGGATCGACCCGCCCGCTCCAGCTCGCCGCCTCCCGCCTCCCGTAGAGATCCCAGACGGTGTACGCCGACGGGTCGCCCGCCGCGCCGTAGCCGTTGGGGTCGGCGAAGATGTAGTACTTCACTCCGAGCTGCGGCTTTTCTCCGCCGAACCCCTCCCCCATCGGCGGATCGGCCAGAGCCGACAGCTCCAGCACCCGCAGCGGGTCCGGCGGCAGCGCCGGCTGCTGGCTCGACAGCCACCCGTCGAACGGGTCGAAGGGGTAGCTGTTGCGGAACAGCGCCTCGTTGCCGTCGAACACCGTGTCCAGCGCGCTCCGCATGAACCACAGGTGCTCGACCGTGATCCCAGGGTACATCGTCAGCAGCCCGTCCAGCGTCGCGTCCGGACGCCAGCCCGGCGGCGGGGTGCGCTGGTAGCTCGCGTGCTGCCACCACGGGATGAAGATGGGGCGGAACCGGCTGCGGCCTTCGAGGGCGGCGTACCACACCTTCTGGTAGTGGCTGCCGTGCTGGGACGGGGTGGACTCGATCACCACCCGCGCATGCCGGCGCTTGAGCAACGTCGGGAACAGGAGGCTCGACACCCGCGCCGCGTTGCGCCAGAAGCCAAACTCAGAACACATCAGCCGGTCGATGCTGAATCCAATGGCCGGGTTCTGCCCCTTCGCCGTCAGCGCCTTCCAGCGGCCGCCGTGGCTGAACGCCATCCCCTTCGTCGACATCCGGGTCTGCGGCACGCGCATCTGCGGGGGCTGGCTTTCGTGCATCAGCTTGACCCGCTCGAATAGCTCTTGCGTGGTCGAGTCCTTGTCGCAGATGATCGCGCCGTTGGCGCCGGGCGTGTACTCCAGCTCGCGCAGCATCCAGGCCGCGCAGAGGGTGGAGATCATCGACTGCCGGGGCTTGTTGACGATCACCCAGTCGCCCGCCTCGCCGCAGGGCGCGGAGGCCAGCGCCGCCAGCGTCGACTCCTGAGTGGTGCTCGGCCGCAGCGGCACCAAGCCCGCGCCGTCCGAGAGCTGCTCCGGCTGGATCTTCGTTTGCGTCAAAAACCCACGGAAGGAGTCCCGCGCCGCCGCGCACACCTCGCCGTCCAGCTCGACCGCCGGACGCTGCGCCTGCGCCCGGCTCCGCCCCCGCCCCCGCCCGGCCGCCACTACCCGACCCCCCGCCGGGGCGGGACGCTGCTGAGCGGGCGCCCCCGCGACGCTGACGCCGTCGACTGCAGCGAGCTCTGCGACGCCAGCGCCGCCGCCACCTTCGGATCTGCGTCCGCCTCACGCGCCGACGTCGGCACCGGCTGCGGCTGCGGCACGACGTCCGCCCACGCGCTGCGCCCCCGCCCGCGAGCTGCCGGCTGCTGCGCTTGCTGCGGCTCCGGCTGCTGCGCTTGCTGCGGCTGCGACCCCAAAAGGTGCGGTGGCTGCGGCTGCTGCGGCTGCTGCGCTTCGTGTGCTTGCTGCGGCTGCTGCGCTTGTTGCGGCTCCGGCTGCTGCGCTTGTTGCGGCTCCGGCTCCGGCTGCGGCACCAGCGCCAGCGCCGGAGGCCCTGGTGGCGACAGGCGCCGCTCCGGCTGCTGCGCTTCGTCCAGCCCCCCGTCCGCCCCTCCGTCCAGCTCTCGCAGCAGCGCCGCCTTGTAGCTCGCCGCCTTGCTCGCCTCCGCCGCCGTCTGATCCGGCTCGACCCCGGCCAGCGCGTTCAAGAGCAGCACCAGATCCTTGACCGGCATGCGCGCGCGCGTCTCGTCATCTCGAAGCCGGAAGTGCAGCTCGCGCATCACCTGGTCTGCGAGCTGCGCCGCCGTCGGCGTCGGGCCAGTCGGCAGCGCCGATGCCGTGGCAGATGCAGGGGGGCGGCGAGGTCGAGGCATTCCTGAAAACTTTAGGATGCGGGATCGCCGCTGTCCAGTCTTTTGCTCACACGTTCAGCAGACGATGTCTGCGCGCCGACCGACCGACCGCCTCGACCGCCACCCGCACCGCCCGCACCGCCCGCGCTTCGGTGGTCGGCTTCTCGTTCTAAGTTCCTGCTCAGTCTCTGTTTGGGGGCGGATCGCCGCATCCACCGTGGGGCGCACCGCCGCCACCACCGTGGGGCGCGCCGCTGCGCCAGGGTGGATGCAGCCGCTACACCACCCCCCCGCTCCATTAGGCCACCCCCGCCGGTCGCCGTCGCCGTCGCAGTCGCCCTCGATGTCCGCCGCGCCGCGCCTGTACACCGGCAGCCGACACCACCGCCAGCCACGCCGCACGCCGCTACGCCAGAGAACGGCAGGCCAGATGCCGCGTATGCCGCACTCTTACGCCGCCATTCCCCGCCGCACCGCCGACGCACCCGCCGCACCGCCCGGTTCGAGCGGGCCGCCCTCGCCGCCGTCGCAGTCGGTGTAGCCGTCACCGTCTCCGTCTTCGTCGACGCTGGCGCGGGGCGCCTCCGTCAGCGCCCCGTCCTGCCCACGTCGATCACCGGCCGGTCACTGTCGGCGCCGTCGCTCTCGCCGCTGGATCGCGTCCAGCCTCGCCGCCCGGCACTCCAGCACCGCCCGCTCTGCCTCCGCGAGCGCCGCCCCGATCTCTCCCACCGTCGCCGCCAGCCGCTGGGGCGCGACACCTTCGAGCTGCGCCGCCAGCCGCCGCGCCGTCACGGCCATTCCCTGCGCCTGGTACCGCAGCCCCTCCGGCATGGCATGCTCCACCGGGATCATCCCGGCGGCGTCCCACGGCGCCGCGAGCTCCGCCACCTGGAGATCGACCGCCGCCAGCCGCGCCAGCAGCCCCGGCACCGCCTGCCGCGCCGCCTCCACCGCCGCCTCGCACGCCGTCCGCTCCGCCGCCTCCCGCGCCGCCGCCGCCTCCCGCGCCGTCGCCGCTTCCCGCG